CGGCGAGCCCGACGAGCGATCCGCGACGGCACTCCACGCGACAACGGACGCAAGGGCTCGTCATCGTCGAAGAACAGCAGGTACAGGATCGCCGTCATCTCCTCGCCGAGCCTGTTCTCGACGCTCTGGTGCATCGGCTCGACACGCTGGTAGGCGTTCAGCGTCATGCGGCGAGCCTGATCGGCGAACCGTTGGATGTCCACGAGGCTGTCGCCCTCGGGCAGGAATCTCAGCGCGCCCCTGTCAAACGACTCGACAAGGGCATCGCCAAGCTCGCGATTGAGCCGTTCCCAATCGCGGGAACGGAGGCCGCGCATCCATGCTGCCTGACATCGGCTCTCCGCTTCCTGCATGATCCGCATCACGCCTTCTCCTTGTCAAGACGCTCGACGATCTTGCGTGCCCACGACCAGCCCGCATCGCCGCCCCAGCCGTTCCAAGCCTGCCAGCCCTTGCCCTGCTCGTCCCAGGTCTCGCCCTGCTTGTCCGACTGATGCCGCGTGAAGTACTTCACCATGCGGCGCACGGTGTCCTCGCTCAGGCTCTTTCGGTTCGCCAGATCACGGGCTCGGGCCAAGCCGACGCTCGTCATGCCGCGCTGGCTCTCGGGCTTCGTCTCGCGGACCTCAAGCGCACGGCGCGCGTTCGCAGCCACCGACTCGGGCGGCGTGTAGCCGTCCTCGAATGTCTCCTTCTCGCCGACCTTCTCGGTCTTCTCGAAGTTGTCGGTGTCGCCCTCCTGAACCTGCTCCTTGTCGCGCACGGCCTCGCGCACCGCGATGTTCACGGCCTGCTCGACCGACAGACCCTTTCCAATCAGTTCTCCCATGCGGTCCTCACGCGCATCGCTGTCGGTGGCATGCTGGGGAACCCTTCTGTTCTCCGTCTTCGAGCGGTTCACCATGTCGTAGGCGATGGCCCACGCCTGATCGTCGGAGTATCCCTCATCGACGAGCACGCGGTGCTTCTCCACCACGGCCTCGGCGACCTCGCGCGCGTTCTTCGACTTGCCCGACTTCTTCGTCGGGCTCTTGCGGGTCTCTGGGTAGTCGTGCGGACCAGATGCGCACGCATTGTTGTCGGTGAATCCACCGAACCCATTGCCGCAGTTGCCGCTCGCCTTCCGACCACGCCGACGCCGACGCTTGGCCTCCTTTCGCAGCTGGCGCTCGCTCATGCGCGAGAACACCGACTTCGCAGAAAGAACCTTCTCCTCGCCATCCTCGACATCATCGAGATCCCCATCCTCCAACTCGGGCATGACATCGCGGATCTTGCCAGTGAGCACGGGCTCCTCGGCGTCGGGAATCGCGAGACCAAGCATCTTGCGCGTCTCCGCCTCGCTCACCGTGCCTCCGAGCTCGTTGACGAAGATGCGGACGGCCTCCAGCTTCTTCTCCATCTCTGGGCTCTCGACGGCGAACTCGAAGCGCGGGTAGTACTCTTGCGGTCCGAAGTTCATGTCCACGATCTCGCGCACGAGCTGCTGCGAAAGCGTCTCCGCGAGATTGTCCGCGATGAAGCGCATCTGGCGCGTGAATGTCTTCTGATGCTGGCTCGCGACATTCGATCCAATGCCAGTGCTCACGGCCTCGCTCGTCGCGCTCTGGCCGACGATCAGTTCCTTGATGTTCTTCGCGAGCCACTCGCAGAGATCCGCGAACACCTGCGCGCGCGCAGCCGCAGGCTCCAGGATCTCGATCTCGTAGTCCTTCTGCCCAGGCGTCGAGCGAGGCACGACCGCGCTCACATCGCCCACCATGTTGCGGAGGATGCTCTCCATGTCCTCCTTCGCGCCCTTCTGCGCCATCGGGTAGTAGCCGATCCTGATGCCCTGAGCGTATCGCTCGCTGAAGGTCGCCCAGTTCTGGAGCACGGCCTGCTTCAGGTTCCAGTACCACCACACCGTGTCTCGCACGCCCTTGCCCATGTACGAGTACGCCGTCTCGTACGGATCGTCGAAGTCTGGACCCTGCACCATGTACCGATGCCACACGACGGCCCGACGCTCGATGGGCGAGAAGAGATGGACCCGCGAATCAAAGCCCTGCTCGGTCGTTCCATCGGTCCCGTCTGGATCGCCGTAGTAGCGCGGACCGACCTTGATGCCAGGCTGGCCGTCCTCCTTCACGATCAGCGTGTCGGGATGTAACGGAAGCCAGTCGCCGACAACGACCTGACCGTTCGAGCCGCGCGAGTAGATCACATTCAGCGCGCTCGATCCGTACCACACAGCGTCAAGCAGATGTCGCACCATGTCGCTGAACCGAGGGATCCGCATCAGGATCTCAGCCGTGCGCTCCGCGATCTCCTCCTGCATCGGATCACGAGAGTCCCACGGCTTCATCTGCCACTCAAGGCCAGCGATGGACACCTGAAGCTGGACGAGCGGACCCATGCAGTCTGGGTCGTTCCTCATCTGCTTCATCAACTGGCGGTCCTTGCGGTACGCCAGAGACGGATTGCGCAGGATCTTCGCAACGCTCGCGAAGTATGTCCGCTGCATCTCGATGGGCATCGCCACGGGACGCATCAGCGCAGACGGGATCTCCTTGCCCTCGCCTTCGTTCAACAGCTCATCCATATAGCCTCCAGTAGCGGTTCCTGCCGCTCTCGGCAAGTTGCGGTCTCGCGGTCAATCCGTACCCAGCCCTCGTGCACGCCTCCATCAGGTCCACCACGGCATCCACCGTGTCATCGTGGTCGCCCGCTGGGAATGTGGTCATCTCCTCATAGAGCACCGCATGCTCGCGGCACACCTTGCCCCTGTCACCGCGCAGGCGAAGCCGACCCGTCTCGACGAAGCCCTGCTTCTCGCTCGCGCGCGTCAACTTGTCCTTCACCCTCACCACAGGCACGACGCTCGCCGTCTCGCACGACATCGCCAGCTGCTGAACCAGGCCAGCCTGCGGTCCGTTGCCCTCGGCCATCAGAACGCTCACGCCAGCAGCCCTGCACTCGCGCGCACAGATGCGCTGCCACTCGGGAAACGCAACACGAGCCCTCACCACCCTGTCGATGTACAGCATGCCGTCCATCGAACGGATGCCAGTCACGAGCACCGAGTAGTCGGGATCGCCCTTCCGAACCGTCTTGTCGCTGAACGCAAAGTCCGTGGCCGCAATGGCCTGACCAGTAGAACGCACGAACGCGGGCACCTCACCCTCGTAGAACGACCGATCCAGCCACCAATGGTCGAACACCAGCTGGTCGCTCGATACAGGCGACAGCTCGTAACTCCTCGCATAGGCGATGGGACCGAGCTTTCCACGGAGTTCCTCCAGAAGTTCAGGCTTGAACACCTCGGGCCACGGGCCTTCATACCCGACCACAGGCTTCCGAAACAAGCCCCCATGATCGCCGTGATACCCACGCCACTCGGCGGTGATGTCCGCCACATGGTACGGCGTCCCGAACTTCCAGATCCTCGGATTCGGACTCGACCGATCCAAGGTCGGCATCCAGATCGTCTTCCACGACTCCTTCACCTGCTCGCGCAGGCTCGGCTGCTGCACCGCGTTCCGAAGATCGCAGATGTCATCCGCAATCAACAGGTCGCTTCGCCCACCAGCACGACCAAACACGCTCACCGCCTCCACCGTGGGGTCGCGGATCAGACGCGACCGCTTCACCGTGAACGCCGTGTTGCCCCAGCTGCTGTGACCGTCTGGCTCGATGGCAGGGAACACCTTGCGGTACTCCTCCGACTCCACGAACTTCCGAATCATCGTCACCGTCTTCGCAGCCTCGTCATCCGTCGAAGCCACGATCTTCACCCTTATCTCAGGGTTCCGACCGATCTCCCAAGCCACACGCGCAGCCATGTTGCTCGTCTTCCCATGACCACGCGGCAGCTCCACATAGCAGTCCACCGCGTCATCCAAGAAGAAATGCAGCTCGTCGTGCAGCCTCCCGTTCTCCACACCCTGCAAGTACGGGCAGAACCAGTGCGCAGCCTCCCTGCACCCGTACCAGAACTCCTCCAGGGTCAACTCATCCTGCATCCCACACCGCCTTCAGTAGCCTCATGATCCGCTCCCGCTCCGCAGGACCAACAGACCTGTAGAACAACCATTCGCCGCTCCCGCGCGGCACATGACGCGCCAGCAGCGGAAGATACTCGCTCAAAATCTGACTCACCCGCGACTTCGACATACCCATCCAAATCGCCACCTCATCCTTCGTCCGACCATCCATCAAGCCCTGACATATCTGACCGAACTGCCCCCAGCCACTCATGTCAGGCAAGTCAAAGATCTCCTTCGGACGAACCACCCCACGGTGAATCAACTTCGAGTTCGGATACACGCGCGCCAACGGCTTCTTCGGCTTCTTGTCGCCCGTACGACCCAACTCCTTGCGCAATGCATCCACCGCCAAGAAGTACGCCCGCCGCGAGCAGAACTCCTGCGATATGCCGCGCTCGTGGTTGTAGATCCAGGCTTCCACAGCGAAATCCCAAGCCGTCTTGCCCGCCACAGGAACGCCTTGCAACGCCCTGTCAGCGGCCCTTGTGGCCCTACGCAGATACGACATGTGCTCGGCGTCCGTCACGCATCCGTCCTCGCCTCCCACGAGCTCTCGCCACAAACCACACACACAACAGCCACAACATCCATGCACCCTAACAGACACCAATAACCATGCAATAGGTGGAAGTTAGAGACTTGCGCAAGAGTGTCTAACAGGGGTGGGCGCAAATCGATTTGTCTAACTTGTGTCTAACGAAGGTTTTGGCTGGGTCTGTGCGGGGAGAGGGGGGTTAGTGTGCAGGGGGTACCCTATGACTCGGTGCGCGCACGCTCCCGCACGCGCCGCGCGTCACACTTCGACCGAAGCGGTACGCGCGGCACGCGATGCGCGCGGCATGCGTGCAAGCGAGCGCGCGCGCCGACTCGAAGCCGTGCGCGCGCGTTCCCGCTCCCGTTGCCGTTCGTGT